GTAATTAATAGAAAAAAGGAGTGATAAAAAATGAATCCAGTGTTTATTTTACTGGTAATATTAAGTGGAGTATTGCTATGGTTTAGCATTAATTCACTATTTCCTGTAATTGGTGATTTTATTTGCGGACTATGGGAAGAAACAAAATTTAATATGGAACAAAATGATAAAAAAAATGAAGAGTAAAAAGGAGAATTTTAAAAATGAAAGGTAAAATTGGCGGAATCGCAACAGGTATTATTATTGCACTTATTCTTATTATCGCTGCTGCTTGTTCAGAGCGAATTCCTGCAGGTTATGTAGGCGTTGTTTATAACATGAACGGCGGAATTGAAAATGAAGTTCTTACTCAGGGTTGGAAATTCGTTTCACCAACTAAGAAAGTTACAAAATTTTCAATTGCGTTGGAACCTTCCTATATGACAGCAGACAAACAGGGAGATTCTTCTGACGATGAAAGTTTTGAAATCCCTACAAAAGAAGGAGCTTCTCTTGAAACAGACGTAGCCTTTTCTTATTCTTATAAACTTGAAGAGGTCCCTAATACTTTTACTAGATTCCATGGACAGAATGGTAAAGAAATCCTAAAGTCATTTATTAAACCTAAAATGCAGGCTTGGATTAAGGAAATTACTCCAGAATTTACTATGATGGAAATTGTAGCTACCAAGAGAGGTACAGTAAATGCAACTCTTACTGAAAGACTAGGAGAGCGTTTCGAAGCTTATGGTATTGTAATTGATAATATTGCACTGGCGGACGTTCGTCCTGACGAGGACACAGCAAGAGCAATTACAGAAAAAATCCAGGCACAGGAAGCACTGGAAAAAGCTAAGGTAAATGCAGAGAAGGATAAAGTTGAAGCTAATAGAGATAAAGAAGTTGCTACAATCAACGCTGAAAAGGCTCGTATTGAAGCACAAGGTAAGGCAGATGCTAAGCTAATTAACGCAGAAGCAGAAGCGCAGTCTAATAAAAAGATTGCAGAATCTCTAACTCCAGAGCTTATCGAGCTGAAAGAAGTTGAAGCTAAATATAAACAGGCAGCTTCTCTAGCAAATTGGAGACCTTCTGTTATCGGAGGAGACTCTTTCCCTATGTTGAATTTGAATCCTGATAAATAATGTATAAAGAGGAAGATTATTCTTCCTCTTTATTTTTTTTAAAATTTTTTATATAATAATAATATAAAGAAAAAAGAACAAAAGAAAGGATGTGTTAAATATGATGAATTTACCTTATTTCCTTTATATGGCAGAAGCGGAAGGTGTTACTGAAGTAGTGAATACGCGGCAGGCGCGGTTAAACGCAACTATCCGAGATTATGTTGCACTTGCAGAACAAGGTATTAATATCAATGATATGGAGGTTCAGAACTATTTGAACCAGAAGTATGACCTGGAAGACCTGACCGCCGCAGAACAGCATGAAATTGCAAGAGCAGTTATGAATCAGCTTTGAGGAGGAAATATGGAATATATTATTTTTGTTATTGAAGTTTTTCTTATAGAAGCTATCGTAATGTTTGGAGCATTTTCATTAGTTACTTATTTTGATAAAGAAATTACACATTTCGTTGATTCTTATACTGATTTTCTTCAATCTTTAAGAAATAAAAAAGATTGATAAAATTAAAAATTTTTTATATAATATAATTGTAAGGAAAACAAAAGAGAAAGGAAGTGTTATATATGGAATGGAAAGTAGCTCCCTCTTATGCAAATTATCAGATTGTTTCTATTGATGAGAATGAGAAGAAAGCAATTGTGGAAACACAGTGCGATAGATGTGGCGGCTCTGGTATGTATATCATTCCTAGAGTTTTCCAGGGAACTTGCTTCACCTGCGGAGGTGCCGGCCGCATCCGCAAGAGAGTAAAAGCATATACCCCCGATGAATATGAGAAGTATCTTGCTTCTCAGGCAAGGGCAAAAGAAAAAAAGGCTGAACAGAAGGCTGCGGAACTCGCTAAGCTTGAAGCTGACAGCGAAACAAACTTTCATCTTGCTCTTGAAGCAGATGGTTATGATGTCGAGTGTCCCCAGATTTTTGTGGTCACTGGTGAAAATACCTATGCTGTAAAAGATGAGCTGAAAGAACTTGGTTGCAAATATAAGCCTCAGTTTGGTTGGTATTGCACTCATGCTGTTGATGTCCCCGTCAATTATGGCATGATTGGTATTCCTTTTGACCAGGTTTGCGAATGGAATCCTATTGCAAGAAAAATCCTTATTAAAGGTTGTGCAAAAGAGGTGGCGGACGCCGCTAAAAACGAAGCAGCACCTAAGTCTGATTCCGAATATATTGGAGAGGTGAAGCAGAGACTTCGCGATATGGAAGTGGTATATACCAACTGCCGCGAAGTTGAATCTCAGTATGGTATTTCTCTTCTGTACACTTTTAAAAGTGGAGAGAATGTTCTGGTTTGGTTCTGTTCTGGTAAGGGTATTGACCCTAGTATTGAGGTTGGAGAAACTGTTCTGTTAACAGGTACGGTAAAAGACCATAAAGAATATAACGGTGTAAAGCAGACACGGCTTTCTCGTTGTATTGTCAAAAGAGAGGAGTAATCCTCTCTTTTTTGATTTTTTAAAAATTTTATTGTATAATATATATATACGATAAAAAAGGAGAAAGATAATGCAGAACAGTTTATCTTTTGTTAAATTGGTAAAATATATTGAAGGATATGACTTTGGAGAGTTTTTTAACGACTGGAACGCAGATGATTTTATAGATTATCTTTATGATGCCTCCGAAGAATATCAAAAAGGTGATTGGTACTGCGAATATGGTGCTACTAAATTAGTTATTGTAATGAATGATGAAAATATCGTTTTTAAAATCCCTTTCAATAGCTTTCGAGATTATGCATGTGATACAACTTCCTTCTTTTGTGGAGCGCCTGCAACTTCTACTTGGGACTATTGTGAAGTAGAAGATGAAAGATATGACGTGGCAAAAGAAAATGGTTTTGCAAATTATCTTGCTGAAACTAATATAATTTATAACACTAAAAATGGAGTTCGTATTTATATTCAGCCTAAGTGTATCATTCATGGTCGCCACAAAACTACTTCCAGAAGAAACTATAGAACCTTTAGTAAGTGGTACAAAGGTCCACTTCCAATTAGTGATTTAAAATGGTTAAATACTTTTATTGATATTTATGGTGCTTATAAACTTAAACAGTTTCTCCATTTTCTTGAAGAAGAAGATTGGGATGACGATTTAAGGTCTGATAATATTGGCTATACAAAAGACGGTAAACCAGTTTTAGTTGATTATAGTTCTTATATGGAATAGTAGGATATTAATATTTAGGATTTAGAATAGGACTTGTAATCTTTAAAAATTTTTGTTATAATAAGTTATAATAAAAAATATTAAGGAGATGAATACATGAACTTTTCAATTCCTTTTACAAGAAAATTTAATTATTTCGACTAGCCAAATGTTGAAATAGCAATTCATTATAAACCAAAAGTAAAGGAGTTATAGGATTTTATTATTAAATATCCTAATAAACGTATTGATTTAATTTTTGAAGATTGGGGAGATTTTGATGAGGAGCGGGACCCCGCTCTTATCCAGGCTTTTAGGTAGAAATATCCCACATGTGACTTAGTTATGCGGTTACCAGACATAAGAGAGCCTTTTTATGCTAAAGAAATCTAGACTCTTCTGGCAGAGAAGCAGCTTCCGCATTACTATTTCACTTTTGCTAATAGGTGGGATGTTTTAAATGGTCTTTTAGCAACTTCTGTTACAGATATATATGTAACAGAAGACTTGTGCTTTTCAATGGATATAATTAAAGAAAAATGTAAAAAAGCAAACAAAAGAGTGAGAACCTTTTGTAATGTTTGTCAATCTTCCTGGCCGGAAACTTAGTCTTTAAGGACATTTTTCATTAGACCAGAAGATATGAAATTATATAATGAATATATAGATGTAGTAGAATTTTTTGATATTCATCCAACTGAAAAACATAAATATAATACATTATATAATATATATAATAGTGGAGAAAGATGGGCAGGACCACTTAAAGAGATAATTCAAAATTTTAATGATAATGTAGATTCCTACTATATACTTCCATATTTTGGAAAAAGAAGATTAAATTGTAATAAAAGATGTTCTATTTCTTCTTGTTCCTTTTGTGTATAGGTTGGGAGTTTGGCTAAAGAATTAAAATAGAAACAAATCGGTATACTTTACAACGAAGAAAATTTTTGATATAATAAAAGAGGATGAAAAATGAAAGACCCAAGAGTAGCAACAGAATATATCGTAACTCGTAGACAGGCAAGATATATTGCACATCGTAAAATGAAAGAAGAAGGACGACAGCATATTAATCGTCATTCTTATTCAACTTATACTACAGAAACAGGTAGAACTTATACTACTTATAACCCTAGTGACTTTTCAGAAAATTGGAGGAAGTTTGTAACATGGCCGCAAAAGGTGGAAGCATAATGACAGCAAAAGAAACAGAGGATTAGCAAAGATAGTATAGTGTTTATATTCATATTAATCCATTAGATAATAATAAAGTTTATATTGGTTTAACAAAACAAAAAGTATAGAATCGTTGGTCTAATGGACAAGGTTATAAAAAATGTACCTATTTTAATAGAGCTATTGAAAAATATGGATGGAAAAATTTTTAGCATAAAATATTATTTTAGCATTTAACAAAAGAATAGGCAGAATTTAAAGAAAAAGAGCTAATAAAAGAATATTAGGCTACAAATCCAACTAAAGGTTATAATATACAAAGTGGAGGGGCGACAGGACCTCAAGATTTTTCAAAAATGATAGAATGGTCTCGTACACATAAAATATTTGGAGAAGATAGATATAATGCTAAAAAAGTTAGATGCATCGAAACAGGAGATGTTTTTGGATCTATAACGTAGGCAGAAAGATGGTGTAATTCTGTAAAAGTGGGAGAGTGCTGCCGAGGAGAACGGAAAAAAGCAGGAAAACATCCATAGACTGGTATACCTTTAACTTGGTAGTTTGCTTTAAATGATGAAAAAGTTACAATTATATGCCACGAAAAAATAGAATCTCCTTTTACAAAAAATTCAGGAGGTTCTCCAAAAAAAGTAATTTGTAAAAACACGAGTCAAACTTTTAATACTATACGATAGGCAGCAAATTGGTGTAATTTAAAAGATACTGCT